TGATGTGCTCATACATCATCGTAAGCACGTCACCATACGGTTCAGGCTCGTCCGGTCTGCGCTCTATGTACTTCAGCGCATTCATCAATTCCCTGTCCGTACTGGTAATATCTATCATGCCGCCACATCTCCTTTCCTTTCCGCAAATAAAAAAACAGCGCACTATCACGATCTGATTCGCAATAATGCGCCGTTATAATATCTTCAGTTGTTATCGCACGCTACGCGGCTATACTATATATCGGTCTTTTCGCTTCCGCTCTATATGTTGTATAGCCTCTATCATGTGCTGACCGATACGTTCCGCGTTCCATCCGTTCGCTTCGCATATAAAACGTAGCCCGTCCACCGTCAGCACCTCGCCGCGTACCTTCGCCGTCTTGTACTGCTCGTATGCTTCGTACTCTTTGTTACTGATGCTTTTCATACGTCCATGAACTTGACCAGCGTTTTCATGTCAGGACTGTCATACTTCACTTCCGCCAGTTCTACACTGCCGTCAACGAACTTTACCAGCACACTGTAAATCCCGAAGTTGTACGTTGCCATGATTTTCGTCTGCTCTGCCGTGCGAACACCTACAATCTTCGCCTTCTCAACCTCCTTGTTCCTGAACTTCGTTCCGTTGCTAAAAAGGCCCATAATTCTTACTCCCTTTTTTATTTTTTTCGCGCAATTTCGGCTATACACATAACAAGCCTTTTTCATTTTTGCGCGGTTTTAGTCATGCCCACAATACGACTTTTTTGTTTTTCGCGGATTTTTTGATATATAACTAACCTGCTTTTTTGTTTTTCGAGCGATTTTTCACTTCCCGGCATTCTTTGTAAAACCATGCATCGCCAGCATCACCACCAGCCCGATCACCGGACCGAGTACCAGCCCTTCCAGTTCAGCCACGCCAAACCCGATTAACGCGCTCGCAAGCAGTATCCACCACAACCGCTACGCCACCTCCTTCTATTTCTCATCTTCCAACATGCCGACGATGCTTTCCAGTTTATGAAATACTTCACCGTATGGTGACCGTCCTGCCTCGTCCGTACTCTCATATTCCTTCAAGTATTTCGGTTCTTCACAGCCTCCATCAATAAAACTGATGTCACTCACCCCGTAATGTGTGTCACCGTCAAAACGGTTGACGGATACATAAAGTTCTCCACGTTCATCAGTCAGCACACGCGCCTCGGCATCAAAAGCCAGTATGCCAGGTTCAGCCATAGTCCGCTCTGCTTTGATAGAATAGATTGTCATTGCACTAATCCTCCTTTTTTATTCTCGGTTTATTTGCCTATTCATCATCGGTTAAAATCGCTTCATGCTGGTTTTCAACAGCCTTCCCTTTACCGTACTTATACGTGCCCCTGTATGTGTCTTCGTTATTCAGAATGTTCTGCACCGCAGAGTGCAGAAAGTTTTTGCCAGATTTCGTCTTGTAACCGCGTTTATTGAGTTCTTCAGCGATACCCATCAATGTACCGCCTGATTTACGAAGTTTAAATACCAATCTGACGATCTCAGCTTCTTCAGGAACAACCACCAGTTCGCCATCAGATACCCTGTAGCCGATAGGAGGCTTTCCACCGGCATACCCGCCTTTTTCCAACTTGGCCTTTCTACCCATGTACGTCCTCGCCTGAATGGTTTCACTCTCCATCTGGTTGAAGGAAGACAGTATGCCGATCATTGCCCTTCCCCAAGGCGTGCTTGTGTCCAGCGTCTCGTTAAGACTGATCAAATCGACATGGTTCGTTATAAATACGTCCTCGATAATTGCCATTGTGTCACGTTGTTTCCTTGATAAGCGGTCGAGTTTGTATACAAAAACCGCATCCACTTCTCCGTTCTTTATCGCGCTTAACATTTCCTGCAATCCGGGACGGTTCATTGTCCTGCCACTGATGCCGGGGTCGCTATATGTTCTTACATATTCCCAGCCCTTAGACACTATGTTAGCTTTGCATCTCCGCTCCTGCTCTTCCAGCGAGAAACCGTTGACTTGCTCATCCGTGGATACCCTCGTGTATACACATGCCTTCTTCATCTCGTACAAGTCGCTCACTTCCGTGCACCTCCCTGCTCATCTTTATATTTATTATAAATGACGTTTTAGTAATTGTCAATAGGAAATTTACAAATTATGTTTTTGTAAATAACAATTTTCAAAGCACGCACGACCAATTGCCATACCACAGCCCACACAAGACATCTCTCATCCAGATGTGTCTCGTCTGCGCCCGTTCCGTACCATGTCTTTTTTGTTTTTTTGGGTGCTGATGGGGGTTAGAAGAAGGGGACCGGCGCGCGCCAAAACCCCATGGGTATACGCGCGCGGACAGGTGCGGAGACGCGAAAACATGCGCGTAAAACATGCGCGTAAAAATAAGGCGCGGACGACGGCACGCGCTCCGGAGACAATCGCCCACATGTGGAGATTGCCCACATGCGGAGGCTTGCACGCGCTCCGGATCCGCCCGCGCGGCGCACGTCGCCGCAAGTGGAACGCAAGCCGTCCATGAGCACGCGCCCAGCACAGCAACGGCACCCGAAAATTATATATGAATAGGAAAAAAGAAAAAAATTATAATTTTTCTTAAAAAATAGTAAATTACCGCTTGACAATTACAATTTTATGATTATAATAGTAAATGTAAACGATGTTAGCACCAACAACCACTAAAACGGAGGTAGAAAACAATGGCACGCAAGGCAACAACAGGGTATTACAATGAAAAGGTTATTAACAAATTCAGCGAAGCGCTCAACAACGCTAAAACCGCGATTCGGAACACGCCTGAAAATGAGCTGCATGTAAAAATCAGCGACGGCAATAGTAAAATGGGAAAAGTTGCAAGTGTTAGCACGCTTCCATTTTTAACCTGTCCGGAATGCTGCGCTAAAACTTGCGGCGTAAAATGCTACGCAGCTAAAATTGCCAACCTATATCCTACAGTGTTAGACTCGTACGCATGGAACACGGCACTTGCCATTTACAAGCCGCGCGTATACTGGAAGGGAATTGATGAGGCTTGCAAAGCGGTAAAATACTTCCGGTTCCATGTGTCCGGTGACATTATGAACGCAGCATATTTTAAGCATATGATTGACACGGCCAACAACAACCCGTCAACGGAGATTCTAGTGTTTACAAAACGGTTCGAGATTGTCAACAAATGGATCGACAACAACGGGGACCTGCCCAAAAACCTGCACGTGCTATATAGCGCATGGAGCAACCTAACACCCAACAACCCGCACAACATGCCGGAAACAAATGTTATCTTAAAAGGCGCGGAGCCTGAAGAAAATTGGAAGCTGTGCGGCGGAAATTGTTTCAATTGCGCGTGCAGGGGAGTCGGTTGTTGGCAAGCACAAAAGGGCGATGTAATAGCGTTTAAAATCCACTAAACCCCGGCCCGCATGGGCCGCTGTAATGGGCCGTTGCCGCGTTGCAAGCCGCGGAGGAAGAACACAGAGCACAGTACGAGCGAACACGAGCGGAGGCGAACACATGAAAACGTTAAAAGATTTGTACTATGAGTTTAAAACCGGAAGGAAATGGGACCGGTTGAACCTGGAGCTTGCTATGGAAGATGTAAAAGAATTCGAGCGTGCCGTATATATGGCACGCAAGGCCGCTAAAATCGACTGTAAAGCCGTAAAGGCAATGCACAAGGCACTTGTACAGGCGACGCGATAAAACACAACAGAGACCGCTTAAAACGCGAAAAACAGCAGCACGAGCGAAGAAGGGAATGAAAACAATGACAATGTACAGGTCACCGGGCGGACAGTATTATAAGATATTCGAACATATGGCACAACAGCCCCATTTATTGATTGCAGGCGCGACAGGAAGCGGAAAAAGCGTCGTCATCAATGGAATCATTTACACGCAGCTACTACGCTGTCCCAGCGAATCAGGATTTATCCTGATCGATCCGAAGCGCGTCGAACTGGTCCAATATAAGAATTGCCCACATTGCCTTGTATATGCAAGCGAACCTTCAGACATTGTCAGAGCGCTTGAAAAGGGTATTGCAATCATTGACAGGCGATACACAGAAATGCAGCGCAGGCACGAGCGAAAATACACCGGCTCCGACGTGTACATTGTAATTGATGAGTTGGCGGACCTGATGACAACCAATAAGCGCCAGGTGCAGCCCCTTCTGCAGCGTATCTGTCAAATTGGACGTGCTGCGCGCGTACATGTAATCGCCGCGACACAGTGTCCGCTTGCGGCGGTCATTCCGACACAAATCAAGGTTAACTTCGACGCGCGTATCGGTCTCCGGACGCGGTCCGCACAGGACAGCAAAAATATTCTCGGTGTAAACGGTCTGGAGCAACTCCCGCGATACGGACAGGGCGTATACATGACGCCGGAAGGCACCAGGCTATATAACATCCCGATGTACACAGATGAACAAATTGACGCGCTTGTAAACTACTGGACCGGCAGCGCCTGCCGCGTAGCATGAGAGGAGGCTACACCATGACCGCTATTGATTTCATCACTTCTGTTTACGCCGATGCTGCCTACCGCGAAAAGCCCGAACCAATCACAGCAGAAGACGCCGCCTACACCATGAACGCCTGGAAGGAAGAAGGCACCGAGTACCCTGAATGGTTGGCCCCTGATGCCTTCGCCGCTCTCTGGAACTACCTCTGCAAGCATTGAAAGGAGATCCCACCATGAAAAAAGACGCCCTGCTTTCCCTGCGCAAGATGCAGCGCTCCTCCAGCGACGGCCACGAAATCACCGTTTGCCCTCTCTACCGCTCCTCTGCTGACTGGTCCTACGTTGCTCTGCTTTACCCGCTGGATCCGCACGACGCTACGCCGTCCACTGTGCTGGAGGACTTCAAGGGCTACACCTGGGACGAGATTGCAGAACACGTTCCTGTCCTGCTTTCCGCTCATCCGTCCGCTGGTTTCTACTTCATTTAATCAAATCATAAAAGGAGGATCTTACAATGTCTACTGCTGAAATCACCGCCAAGGTTACCGAACTCCAGGAACTCCGCCGCATGCAAGAAGAACTGTCAGCTGAGATCGAGGCCCTGACCGACCTAATCAAAAACCACATGGGCGAACAAGAGATTCTGCTTGCCGGGCCGTACAAGGTTACGTACAAGCCCGTCACCACCACACGAATCGACACCACCGCCCTGAAAAAGGCGCTGCCGGAAATCGCGGAACGCTTTACGAAAACCAGCACCACGCGCCGTTTCACTGTCAATTGACTTCTGCTTTCCGGTTGACAAGCCGGTGCCCATTCTGCTACAATCACTCTGCTGAAAAATGAAAGGAGAAACGCTATGAAGTACTACACCGTCCGCCCTGAATACGCTGACATGTGGGGAGAAGATTGTCACGAAAATACTCTGGTTTCCGATGAAACGGTCACGCGCCTGGCTGCTGATTGGGAAAAGTCCGTTGACGAATTGCTCCGCCAGTTGGAAAAAGTCGAAGTCTGCAGCATCGACGGCACGAACTATATCGTTGTCGGCGATCACACAACCGCCGGCACCGGCACAAACGCCATTATCGCGGACGAGCCGCCCGATGATGACGGCATTGTGGACCTGTACGAGCTGACCGACTTTGTCGACGGCGTGCCGACCACGGCGAACAAGGCCAACTATGGCTGGCTCCTCCGGGAAAAGCGCGTCATCTGACCAGCAGCGCAGCACCACCGCCCGAAACAGGGCGGTTTTTCTTTTGCTTTCCCTCTTCTGCTGTCCGCTAAAAACTGAAATGCGTTTTAAGCCCATTTTTAAGCCCGTCAGCGCGTTTTGTTGTGTGCCTTATAACTTTATCGGCTTTCCGCGCGCAATCGCTCCACGGTCAAATTTTGCGGCAATACGCGCATTTTATCGGCGCGGCGCGTTTTGCGGACGATATGAACCACCCAAACAGAAAAACAAATCAGGCGCGCACGTGATTTTTCTGTTGCGGCTGTTGCGCGCGTGTTATGTTTGGCGCGTGTCGTGTCGCTTGTGCGCGATCCATTCCGGATAGTATCATGATCCTGTCCGCGCGCGTCCGTGTTTCTCCGTTGCACCCGTTTAATGTAGCACGTCCACGCCTGCACATCTGGACACGTCCTGGCTAATGTAGCGCGGTCAGGCGTTCCGTGTCTGGGCTGCTTGCCGGATTCTTTTTGAAGCGTTTATTGCGTTCTTGTTCGCTTCGTGTTGACCATTTCACGTTCCCCGGTTCGTATCCTTTGCTGTTGTCTATTCTGTCGATTGTTCTGCCTTCTTCACCGTAGTGGTCGAGCCTTGAAACGTAATCAAAAAACGCTTGAAAGTTCCTGTTCCATTCATCGCATATTTTTATACCGCGCCCGCCATAGTTTTTATATGACTTGTTTTTTGTGTTGTTGCACCGTTGCCGCATGCCGCACCAGGTACTATAGATATGCGTTTTCTTGCCGTCAACCCATCGCCTGGATCCGTCCTTATGCATTCGCGGATGGTCCTTATGTTTCCATATGCACTTTCTGCACCCTGTAGAATCGCCGCGTTTTAGGCTGTCACCAATCACGTCTTGAACCGCTCCGCATGAGCATCGGCATTTCCATGCGACGGCACCACCCCTGTTTTCCGCGCGTTCAAGCACGGTCCACTCGCCAAACTTCATTCCAGTAAGATCTATTAATGTGCTCATAATCGCCCTTTTTTCTGCTTTCGATATTGAAGCAACGCCTCACGTCGTATATATTATATTTATTCATAATAATGTACATAATGTACAGTATATAAATAAATATATATATTACGTAGCGTATAGGTTGCTTTCTTCTGCTTTCCGTTTCT